ACCCTCTAGTGGTTCGTTTTAACAAATTAGACGATTTTGGTGAGGTAGAGATAGTGACAGTTGAAGATGAGGCTACAGGAGAGGTATTTTGGGACGGAAACGACGGAGGTGATTGGACAGAAGCAGATTCTTATGTTGTTGAGTGTCTTGAACAATTCTTTTTTGATAGAGTTGAGTAATGAAACATGCTTTTCTACAATCTCATGGCGGTAGAGAAAGCCATACGGATACTAAATACAAAAAGGATCGTACTGGTGATTGTTCAATTAGGGCACTTGCTAATGGATTGGGTTTATCATACCAAACTATCAGAGATGCCCTTTTCAATCTCGCATCTACTATGTGGAGAATGCCCGATGACGATTTAGTGATTGAAGAATATATGAAAATTCAGGGCTATACAAAAACAAGCCCCCTCACTCATCACGGTAAAAAGAAATATCAAATTGGTAACTTTCCCCTTAATGGTACAATCATAATCAGATGTTCGAGGCATTGGACTTGCTTGAAAGATGGGGTAATTCTTGATATATGGGATTGCAGACATAAGGCGGCACAATCATTTTATATCATTAAAGGATAGTTGATTTTTTTATTTTTAATAAACTGAATATCTTTTTTAAATTATAAAGTATAAATTTTAGGGAGTTGCTATGCCTAAAGGTGGAGGAACATACGGATCCAAAAGAGGACGACCGAAGAAAAAGAAAATGGGTAAGCGTTCTGTCAAAAAAAGAAAATAACGGAATAACGATCACAACTGAATTGGTTGGTATTAAAAATCTCAAGACCACTGGGAACTATCGGCTTGAATTTGACGTTTATGAGATTGATACGGATAAGGTGAAGGAATTGATTACAAAACTAAATAGACCCTTTATGATGGCACTCGTAGAATACGATGAATGATAAACAAACACAGAACAAACAAAAGCAGCACCAAGAAACAGGAGGATTTGCAAAAGGTAACACTTTAGGGAATAGATGGAAGAAAGGAGAATCTGGCAATCCTAATGGTAGGCGTAATGCTTACACGGATTTGATAAAAGAGTTTAGTTTCACGAAGGTGGGTGAAAAAGAAAGAAGGGAAGTAGTTATAGCTAAACTGTTTCAACTGGCCGAGAGAGGTGATCTAAGAGCAATACAGTTCATTGTAGAACGATTAGAAGGAAAGGCATTAGAGAGACAGGAAAGAACAACTAGATCCGAACCCATCCAGGTAATGGTAATAGATGATTGATTGGTCAGTAAATAAAACAAGGAAGGAAATCTTAGGAGATCCATCCCGTTTTAAAGTTATCGTTGCCGGCAGAAGATGGGGCAAGACTATCCTGAGTTTGATGTACTTATTGAAAGACGCTTTCAAGGAGAATGAAAGAAGATGGATAGTGACTCCAACTTACAGGCAAGGTCGTATGATTATTTTTCCAATATTGAGACAGATCTTTAGTTCTTTTGATAACGCTAAGTTAAACGAAACTGATATGAGTGTAATATTCGACAATGGGGCGGAGCTTGCGGTTAAAGGGGCAGATAATGAACATAATCTACGGGGTGTCGAGCTTACAAAATGCGTAATGGACGAGATGGCTTTTATCAAACCTCATGTCTGGGAAGAAATCATTTATCCCATGTTGGCGACTACTCAGGGGGAAGTATTATTCATTGGAACTCCCAAAGGATATGATATTATGTACGATCTATACTCCAGGGGTCAATCAGATAAGGACTGGAGATCTTGGCAGTTCAAAACAATAGACGGCGGCTTTGTTCCAAGGGAAGAGATAGAAAGAGCAAAGAGGACAATGGATGAGGTAATCTTTAGGCAAGAATTTGAAGCATCATTTGAAACGACAGGTAATAGGGCTGCATATAATTTCAACAGGGATACCCATTGCACTAAAGCAAAGGAATTATCTACCGCCTTATGGTGGGGGGTGGATTTCAACGTGGATTATATGACTGCGGTTCTAGCGTGCCAATTCACGGACGGAAACATCCACTTTTTTGATGAGATCCGGCTTAAGAACAGCAATACAGAAGAGTTAGCTGTGGAGATGAAGAAGATCGCACCCGACATTGAGTGCTATCCGGATCCTGCCGGGAAGGCTCGATCAACAACATCAAGAAGAAGTGATCATCAGATCCTAAGGGATCACGGTTTTATGATCCGAGCTAAGGCATCTCATCCCAGCCACATAGATAGATTGAACGCCTTAAATCGTAAGCTCAAGGATGCTGATGGCAAAGTAGGAATGACAATAGATCCTTCCTGTGTTTATCTTATTAAGGATTTAGAACAATGCCAGAGAGATAAGCGGGGAGGGTTGGCGAAAGATCAAATAGATCTCACACACGCCCTGGATGCTTGCAGTTACGCCATTTCTCATAAATGGCCTATCCGTAGGATGTTCGGAAAAACCATTAAGTGGTGATGCCGAATAAGCGAGCCAAAGAAAGGAAACGGAAAAGATTGAAGAAGAATCAACAATTAAAAAAACAAGGGAGAAGTGCTAAACAATACAAGAGGTACAAGAACAATGTATAATTTTGGAAGATCGGTCAATAGAGTGGTGATCCCTGAACTGTCGGAACAGATAGTATTGAAAAGTGTTAAGGACGCTTACAATAGTTACATAGAGAAAGGGAATACCCAATTAATGGACTCGCTGGATTTCTACTACAATCAAAATCTAGATAAGCACATTGAGCCCTGGTTTGCATCTGACAGCCTCAGACAAGTGCCTCCTTTTACTCAGTCCTGTGTTCCTCGATTTGCCAAGGCTCGGATGATGTTATATAAGGAAAATCCCGTTCGGATGATAGAAGGCGAGATGAGCGAGGATTACAATGGCATAGCTTATAGGTTAAATTCCAAGACCCGAGAATTTGCCGAACTGAGTTGGCTCCTTGGATGCTGCTGGATGAAAACCTATTTCAACGAAAGAAAGCAACGAATTGAATATGAAGTTCTACCCAATGTAAAAGAATATTATGGTTATGGGGAACGAGAACCCTACGGGTATTCCTATGAAATAGAACAGCAAGATGTCACCAAGAAGCGATATGTTTTCTGGAGCGAAGATAGGGAAGGCGTCCCCGGGATGCATTTTGAATTTGACGGGAAAGGCAGCAGATACGCAGTTAGGGGGAACGATGATATGATCAATCCCTACGGCATTAATCCAATCAGCAGGGTAATGTTCACTTCTGGTTCCTATGACGTAGTTCGGGCGGCTTTGCATATTGGGCTGGCTATGACGGAAATTGCTCTTAGTATCCGCTTCAGGTTGGGGCAGCCTGTTTTTACCGGAATAGAAGAAGGTCAGGGAAAATTAAAAAGCGGGATCGATAACGCACTAATACTACCGGAAGGAGGAACATTCTCCTATGTCACGCCCGGCGGTAATTTGAATGAACTTATTGAAGCGGTTAAGGCGATGGCGAACCAAACAGCGGAGAATAATCAACTTAGGATTAGATGGGGTGAATCGGGTGGTAATTCTCCTTCCGGAGAAGCTCTAAGGATACTCGAAATAGAAAACTTGGAAGCACGCAAAAGTGACGAATCCCTGTTCAGGGAATGGGAACATGAGAGATATAACATAGACAGGACAATCCTTGAAACTCATAATGTGATGACATTATCTGAAGATTATGCGGTGGATTTTGGTGAGGTATCTTACCCTATGTCACCTCAGGAAGAACGAGCATGGCTTGACTGGAAACTTGCTAAAGGCATAATGACGAGGAAGGAACTTCTGTTGTATTTCAATCCGGACATGACGGATGAGGAATTAGAAACAAAGCTCGGGCAAGTACGAGAAGAAATAGTAGCAGAGAAAGAAGCCACACAACCATCACAACCTACATTTGGAGGCCTAAGAGAACTTGGCACAATTAGTTGACAGCTATTTAGATAAAATAGATATTTTAAAAATAAAGATCGGTAACGATGCTGTTAAAATATTGGAAGCGATAGATCTTGATGAATTACTGAAGAATCCCGAGTTATATTTACAAGAACTGGGAAGAGCTTTTTTAGATGAGCATAGAGAAGAGATACTTGAGGGTTTTAACGAAGGTAAAAAGTATGCAGAAAAGGTCGTAAGAGATGCGGCTTAATATAGATATAGAAAAGCATTTCAATCTAAAGAAAATTAAGTTAGATCTAAAAGACGTAATAAACGATTTTGCCGGCAATATAATAAAAGACCATAAACAGCGACTCCAACATGGTCAAGGGGTCGATATGAAACTTATGCAAAAACTTAATCCCTTAACCATAAAATCCAAAAGACAAAAAAAATACAAAAATCCTCGTATACCCCTAAACGCCACCGGATTAATGTCAAAAATAAAATTTAAAGATTCCAAAAAAGCGACAAAATCGAGGCAATTTGCAATATTAAAACCCCCTGACAAGAGAGATGAAATAGGAGCTTATCATCAATCTGATAATCCTAGACCTCCTAAAAGGGAATGGTTCGGGATAACGGTTAAACAAGAGAAAAAAGGGTTGAAAATGATGGAGCAATATATAGAGGACGAATTAAAGCGTGCCTGAAGCAGATGAGCAACTTAATGAAGGTCTTGAATTACTAGAAATAGTAATAGGAGGGAGAATATCAACATCCGCATCCATAACTGTATTGAGATTAGATGAATTGATAAACACAATGCTTAAATCTGGTATGTCAAAAGAGGCGATCAAGGGCGTTCTATTGGCCGATTTGAATGAAGGAGGGCGAATATTCGGGGAATTTAGGAATAGTATTAAAAACACAACCGGGCAAGCTGTGACTAATGCGAGTTTTGAAGCTGAAAAATTCGTATACAATGAAAAAGGAATAGAGTCATTTATGTGGGTATCGGCCGGTAATAACGTTTGTCCGGATTGTGCGGCGAGAGCAGGGAGAGTTCAGCAATACAATTACTGGGAACTTGCGGGATTACCCAGGAGTGGGTTTAGTGTGTGTGGGGCTAACTGCAACTGTAGAATAGTTCCCGAGTCGTATTCAGAAGAAAAGATAACTGAGATTAAAAGAAGGAAAGAAAGAAAAAAAGAATTGGAGATGAAGTTCAGAAAATGAAGTTCTCTATTTTTAAAAACGATAAAAATATTATTAAATTAACATAACCTAATTGGAGGACTAGATGTCTGAAGATAAAAAAGAAGCAGTGCAAGATAACGCACAAGAGGTGGCTCCTGATAGCCAGAGTCAAGAACCCGAAACGAGTCCTGAGTTGGGTTCTGCGATTGCAGAGAGCAAAAAGTACAGAAACAGGGCACAAGAAGCAGAAACGAAACTTGCCAAACTGGAAGATGAGCGATTGGCCGAACAGAACAAATGGAAGACGCTTGCCGAGAAAAGACAAGCTCATATAGATTCGATAGAAACCGATTACAACAGGTTGAAAGACGCAGAAGAAGCCTATCGTGAAGAACTGCTTAATGGTTTAAGCGACGAAGATAAAAAGGATTTCGGAGATCTATCCGTAATTCAACTTCGGAACTTGACCGATAAATTAAACAACGAAACTCCTAACGTGGCTCCGACAAGTGGTGCTCCAGCTCGATCAACCAATCCAACAAATAAAAAATGGGTTGAAATGAGTGCGGAAGAAAGACGCTCTAACTGGACAGACATACTCCAGGGCTATGTGAAGGGATAAATTTAGAAGGAATAAAAAATGGCGATAACAGGTGGAATGTTAGGTGCTGCTCACACAACCACAACTGCGGACGATTTTGTGCCGGAGTTATGGTCTGACGGCATCTATCGATATTTCGAACGTGGAACGGTCTTCAGAGGTTTAGTCGAAGATTATTCCGCGTTAATTAAAGGCAAAGGATTTGGGGATACAATACACATACCCCAGATCGACTTAAAATCAGCAACATCCAAATCAATCAATACGCTAGTAACCTATGATGCGACTGCGACAACTGAAAGTTCGCTCACAGTCTCCGATCATTATTATAATGCTATGTTGTTTGAAGATGTGCTGATGATTCAATCAGAGGCAGATCTGGTCACCAAGTATACTAAAATGTTTGGCGAGGCTCTTGCAAGACAGTTGGATGCCGACATTTGGGATGACTTGGATGGTCTTAACGTGAGTGTAGCACTCGGAAGTGGCGATGACAATCTTGCAGCTACCGATTGGCAAGCAGCGTTGGCCAGCCTTGGTGAGAACGATGTCCCTTATATGGATGGCGATTGCTCATTAGTGGTCAATCCGACTATGATGGCAGACATCTTAGATCCGGCAAATGGAATCTCCAAATATTTCTGGAGAGCCGATGCAGGTGGTAATACAAGCGTGCTGAATGAAGGTGGAACAAAGGGATTCATCGGCAAACTCCACGGAATCAACGTTTATATGTCTAACACTATCTCAACTGGCGGTTCGGTTTGCTGCGGTGCGATTTTTCATCGCTCGGCAGCGGCAGTAGCTGTACAGCAGGAAGTGAGAGTCCAGGCGGAGTATTCTATTGACGCGCTTGGAACAAAAGTAGTTTCCGATTTGCTTTACGGAACAGTACTTCTGGATAGTTCAAGCAACAAACGTGGATACAGATTCGTTAATAACTAATCTTGACCCAGCAAAATATGGGGGTGGGCAACTGCCCCCATGTTTTAAAGGAGGAGTGTAATGGCTCAATACTTTTACAAGAAGGATAAAGGGGTTAAAAGAGTTCCCGACAGAGATAACAACCGGGACGTAATCCAAAAAATCAAAGATCTAAAAGCTCAGGGGTTTGTAAAGGTTTCAGATAGAAGGAATCCTGAAGACTCGATTATCGAGAAACCTAAGCCTAAGGCAAAAACAAAATTTAAAACAAAACTAAAAGCAAAATTTAAAAAGAAGGAGAAGAAATAGATGGCTGACTATACAAAGTTCTCAACAGCGGAAGCCCAAAATATAGCACTCGGTCAGGGAGGTTCTTTCTTTGAAGATGGTACAACAGTGAGATCTGGTTACAAGATCGTAGCAATCCAATTCCTGGAAGATTCTACATTCACCACCTTAACGTCGAATGGTACTTCATTCCCAGCCACCGGAAGCGGAAGCGGAGCCGATATAGATACTGGGAATACTTTTCCACAGGGACAAATCATCTTCGGCCAATGGACGGCACTAACGCTCGCCAGCGGATCAGTAATTGCATACCAGGGTTCGTTTTAGATGAAAGACCTTGGAGATGATTTAAGATCTGGCAAAGTTCATAAATTCAACGGAGAACAGTTAGGCATGAGTACCCAAGGTAAGGGTAGTTTCCCCAGGACTTCGCCGAGTAGTAAAAAATGGCGGGAAAATTGGGACAAGATTTTCGGTAAGAAAAAGAAAGCATGATACTCAACATACAATTAAAATTACAATCAATGGTCGCACAGACGGCACGGATTGCCCGTGATCTGTGGCGATTGGTCACAGACACTTGGGATAATGAACATCGCAAGTTTCAAGACATAGTTTAGGAGAAATACAATGGCTGCATTAGGCTCTCAATCAATAGCATCATCGTACGAACAGTTACTACACGTAGATCGTGACGGGGGCGGTAATACAACGACCTTAGTAGACGTCAAAGATGGCGATAACGGAACGACTTTTGCTTTAAAACTGGCTCAATATCACGCAGAGATCCGCGGTACAACCGGAACGGGAGCAACAGGAGCGGGGAAACTGAATCTGGCAACTTCTGAATTAACCGTAGTGGATGATGACGTACTTGGGAAAATAGATTTTCTTGCTCCCTTAGAATCAAGCGGGACGGATGCTATTCTGGCCGGTGCTTCCATCTGGGGCGAAGCGGAGGATACTTTTGCCAACGATAACAATTCAACGGCTTTGGTGTTTGCAACAAACACTTCAGCGGCGGCAACAGAACGCATGAGAATTGCTTCATCGGGGATCGTTTCATTCGTAGATAGTGAAGTTGCTCATGGGATGACTGGTAGGGGTTTAACTAATGCCTATGGCTCAATAGAACAATTACATGATAACAATGGCGGAATAAAAATCAATGGATTGTCTGATGCCGCCGCTGGGATTGCTATCCAAATGTATGGTACAATCGGAGCAACAGACCCAACAGATGCAGTACCAGCAGTAGAAATAAGAGGGTCTAAGAAAAGTGGTACGGGTCATCAAGCGTTGGCGGCGGCTGAAACAGTTTTTCAGGTTGGCAATCTGGGTACTGACTTAGTAACAGTTCTTGGATCTGGGAATGTAGGAATCGGCGATACAGCCCCCAGCCAATTGCTCGAAGTTGGATCGGGAGGCAGTTTACTGGCGAGGACTTACATTGTTGGCGATGCGTCAACGAACAACAAAATCTATCTACCGTCCGGCAATAATGTTGGAGTCAATGCATACGGGAATCTATTGCTGTCTACTCAATCAGGTGAAAGCGGTAATGTCCAGATACAGCCTTTGGGCACGGCTCGTATGATTATCGATAATGACTCCCGTGTTTCTCTATCCAATAATGATGCTGGTGCAGACAATACAATTCTTGGTTTTGATGCCGGGAAATTACTAACGAGTGGATGCGATGAAAATGTCATAATAGGTGACAAGGCAATGGATGCGGCTGATGGTACGGAGTCTTATAACGTATGCATCGGTTCTGGTGCGATGGGAGCTGTCGATGAAGGTTCTAATGAAGCCAATAGTAACGTAGCGATTGGAGCTGGTGCTTTAACGGGTGGAATTGTAGGGTCAAATGAATTATCTGGAAATATCGCAATTGGTGCATTTGCTTTAGACGGCACTTCAACCAATCCTCAACTTGGCACAATCGCCATCGGATACGCTGCTCTTACTGAAGTCACCTCTGCTGGTGCGAATGTGGCAGTGGGGTATTTGGCTGGGAATACCTTAACTACAGGTGCGGAAAATACTATTATAGGGTATGATTGCGATGTAGCAAGTAACGATAATACAAATAATGTTATTATTGGAAATAACTTAACCGCTACGGATAAAGATAATGCTGTTTTTATTGGCAATGATACAAATCATATTGAAAATGATTTTAATGCTGATAATGCATGGAATTATTCATCTGACGTAAGACAAAAGAAAGATATAAAGGATGATGTACTTGGCTTAAACTTTATAAAAGATTTACGAACAGTTACATAT